TTCCGAGATTAGCAGCGATTGTCTGCATGGCTACTATTTTAAGAAGCCAGTAATTGCCCAGTTCCTTTGGCAGTTTATGCACAATGATCAGTGCAAGAGGAACAAAAGTAATCAATGCCACATCATTGGTGATCACCATTGACAGGAAGAAACATAAGAGTACCAACAGCCTGATCACACCCACAGTTCCCGATGTTCCCATCAGCAATTTTTGGGCAAGTATATCAAAAACACCAACAGCCTTCAAACCAGCTACAATTGCCATCAAACAGAATAGGAGCCCGAGAGTCCTGAAATCGATATAAGTAAAATAAGCCTTATCCGGTCTGACCCAGAACATAGAAAGAAGCGCCAGGATCACTGGTTTCTTTCCTGAAAAAAACATATAATTTTTGTAACATAATATTTCCTTTCCGGTCTGATACGATCGCGTATAAGTATATCACAGAAACATCCAGAAAAAAAGAATATCATTTTGTATTGTGGATTGTGTTTGCGATTACCGCCTCATTCCTGTATAATAAAAATGTTATCAATGGCGACATCATTTCAAAAGTTCAGAATATGAAAGGAAAACGTTTTGGAAGAACTATACAGAAAATATCAGGGAAAAACAATAAAAGATGACTATGGGAAAAATTCCAAGGAATTTATAGATTTTGCAAATGACATGAAAAAGAGCATGAAAATTAATGCCGCAAAATATGGATTAAGGCTTATTACTTTTGAGACGGGGCATTACGATATGTGCGGATATTTTAAGGACAACGAAACAAAAAAAGTATGCATATTTTTCATTCCATGAATGCAGGAACCACCCCATAGATTTCGACATGATGAACTCTAAGGGATTTCTCGTCCGTTCTGCAAAAGGATTGAACGATTGCACTGGAGGATACAACAACTTTACGGACTTGAGGGGATTTTTCCAACTGGTAAAGCAGATTATAAGGCAGAATGCCCAGAAAATGAGAAGTGGCAGAAATTTAAGAAAGAATTCTGGGGAGAGAAACTGCTTGCCACTACAGAGTGGGGACTGATTGATTTTGATCCACAGGGAAAAGACGACATGGTCGGAGGAGATACTCTGTCTTATGACGAGTATCTGGATCTACAGATGCAGTCTGGAAAAAAAGTAAGAACATACTTTGAGATATGCTATTACGATGCTGATTTCTTTTCCTTTAAAGGAAGAACCTTGTACATGATATTATTTATGTAGAAAAGTACACATTGTAGATTGCTCATGAGAAAATTTATGAGGATAAAAATCGTCCGGTGATGTGTGGAATTGTATCCATGTGTCACCGGATTTTTTTGTTTTCCGGAAGCGAAATGCGAATATACCGCTATATGTCGCTATTCGGAAAGATCCCGTTTCATGGCTTCGTCGATGGCTCGGTTGATAAAGGCAGTTGCACTTTCTCCCATAGCTTCAGCATGTTCCTTGATGATGGAACGTTTTTCTGGGGTTACACGAACTTTCATTTCAACGAATCGATCATTGTATTTCTTATTTGCTCGTCTGCGAGCTTCTGAAAGCTTTGAATGGGTGGTTTTTTCTTCACTCATGGTATTTCCTCCGACTATGTGTTGTTGCAGATCTAAGAAGAGTATAACACAAAATGGTACATGAGACCATGTAAAATTCCAAATTAAAAAGGAGACGGAGCTTATGAAGAATCAGAAAAATAGAAGTATGAAGGTATATTCCCAGAATGGAAGAAATTATAAAGCAACACCAACAATTATCCTGAAGGGCCAGTGGCTGGAAGAGATGGGATTTGCGATCGGAGATTATATTTCCGTCAGTTGTGAGAATGGGAAACTGGTGATTACGCTAGATACTGAAAGAGCGGAGCTGGAGCAGATGAAGGCTGATTTTATGGAAAAGGATACTAAGAAGCTGCAGAAGCGATTCCAAAGAGAAAAGGAAGAGCTGTATGCGCAGTTTGTAGCTGAGAAAAAGGCACAGTACATGGCAGAGAAGGAGGAACAGTAATTATGAGTAAGGTTATTGTAAGAGGAGTTGATCGATTATGAAGGTTAATAATAGAAGAAAAGTATTTGGTGACGCAGTGGACCTGTTAATGGATGATATCGAGGAAAAAACGGCAGCTGGCGGATTGAGGATGCTTTCGATAAAGAAAATCCGGCCTTTCCATGATCATCCATTTCATCTGTACGAAGGAGATCGTTTGGAAGACATGGTTGCCAGTGTAAGGGAGCATGGAATTTTTAATCCAGTGTATCCGTAAATGGAATAGAGGAGAACTGCCGGTGGCTCTGATTCATCCTGCATCAGCAGGGCATGGTCTCAATCTGCAGTCAGGCGGAAATATCTTAATCTGGTTTGGACTTACCTGGAGCCTGGAACTGTATCAGCAGACAGTGGCCAGATTGTGGAGGCAGGGACAGTCGGCTGAGACTGTTGTGGTCCAGCATATTATTACTGCAGGAACGATAGATGAAGATGTCATGAAAGCATTGGCCAATAAGGATATGACACAAAGCAGATTGATTGCTGCTGTAAAAGCGAGGGTAACGCATGGTAGGTAAGAATTTAGCAGAAGATCCATATGAACATCTTGCCAATGCTATTATTCTTAGTGCGGTTTCTGATTATAGAGCCGCACTCAAAAGGGTAAAGCGTAATCAGGGAAGCAAGACAGCAATGGATGAGGTTTTGCGGATAGAGAAATTCTTCAGAAGTCCGTGATATCAGCAACTGGCTTCAGTGGATGGAGAGTTTTTGATAAGAAGGCTTCAGGATGAAATAAGACAATCAGAGTAAATCCGAGGGAAATTTTTATTTTATCGGAGGTAGCATATGACAGCAAAAGAGTATTTGAAGCAGGCGTATCTTTTGGATAAGCAGATACAAGTTGAGGTTAAGGAACTGGAACAGCTTCGGGAGATGCGTGGCACCATTCAGGGATGTAGCTATGGGGAAAAGATTGGTACGAATCCTAACATAAATCTGGAGGCTCCATTTATTAAAACTATTGAGAAGATATGGGAGTATGAGAAGAAGATTGATGGTAAGATTAATAGATTGGTAGATCTTCGCTCAGAAATCAATACAGCGATTGAAATGATGGAGAATTCAGAGGAAAGGCTTCTTCTTAAATATCGTTATCTTAAAAATGAAAGCTGGGAAGATATTTCCTATGAGCTGAATGTTTCTTATAGAACAGTACATCGTATCCATGCATCAGCATTAAATAATTTTGTCGTACCGGAATAAGGTTGGCACACCTTGTCACAACGTGGCAGAAGCATATATGTTATTATGATAGTGTCGAAAGTGTATCACAGAACAGAGCCTTGAGAGAAGAAATTTTCCCGGGGCTTTTTTGCATGAGTAATGAGGAAAGTAGCTGCCATGCTTGCATGAGCAGACATTTGACGAATGTCGCGACAATGAGAAAATTTGTTTCGAGTGCATGGAAGGAAGTGTAACTGTGCCTAGCAAGCCGAAGAAACCGTGTGCTTATCCAGGCTGTCCTGCGTTAGTGACAGGGCGGTACTGTGCAGAGCATGCGAAAAAAGTGAATAGTGATTATGAGAAATACGGAAGAGATAAAAATGCGAAGAGAAGATATGATCGTGCATGGAAAAGGATTCGTGATAAGTATGCTGCAGGGCATCCGTTCTGTGAGAAGTGCTACGAGCGAGGAGTTCTGGCTCCAGTGGAGGAGATTCACCACAAGCTTCCTTTGAGTGAAGGCGGCACACATGACCGGAGCAATCTGATTGCGTTGTGTAAGTCGTGTCATTCACAGATCCATGCGAAGCGTGGGGATCGTTGGCATGACCGGTAGGGGGTATCAAAATCTCTGTAGACCGGCTCACCATAGAACGGCGGGTGGGTCTTGCGTGTGCAGTCGCAAAATTGAATAGGGGGGATAGCAGAAAAAAACCACCTCCCAAAGAAAGTGGTACTATTGTGAAATATCGGATTTTGCTTCTGTATTATCTGAAGGATCAGTAGTTTTGTCTTCTGGCCTTGTTTGAGCTGATAAGCGATCCAATAGAATATCGGTGGTGTTAGAAGGAATATGTATTCGTTCTTTCTTCATCAGTGTTCGAGCTTTTTGATTTGTTTCATAATCGCGATCACCTCTTTCGAAAATGGAGCAACAAAGAAAATCACATTTTAATTCACCTTGCGCATTTGCCTTGATGATAAAGATGAAATTATCAACACTAAAATGGCTGGATATTAAATAATCTGCTTTAATGCCTGTGATGAAAGGATACATGCGTGGCATGTATGAATATAAATTAAATTTGTTATCAAGGGATTCTTTCAAGTGAACTAAAGCTTCAAGTCGAGGTTTTATCATCTCCTCGTACTGGGCTGCTTTTTGAACTTTTTCAAATAGTATTTTACCCTCAAGAATTCTATCAGCAATTTTGGAAGAAGAATAATTGGGAAGTGAGATATCTTTCATATACTGGAAGCCAGCTAAATGCGGATAATCTTCCAGAGAAAAGGTGAGATTAATTGGATACAGCTGTTTCTTATAGCCATATGTAAACAAATATCTATATTCAGTTATTTCTTTCCAGGCTTGTGCAGACTGTTGTAATAGATCCATATTATACCTTGTCCTTTGCAAAAAATAAAGGACCCTGCCAATGCAAGGCCCTTAAAAAGCGTTTTCATTCAGTTCCGAAGAACCTATTCGGTTTGAGGTTATCGCATAACCCAAGGTCAGGCTCCACAACCGGCTGCATGCCGACACAGTCAATTGCTTCAACACCACGATAGCTGGTCAACGCCACTATCCTCTAACTTCATTATATCACAAAAATACTCGTAGTCAACAGAAAACGAGTTTTTGAGGAACACTATTTGCTTCGTGTTCTTAATTATTATATGTAGAAATAATGGTTTTGACAATAGAAAATATTGGAACTTGAGAAAGGAGGGATTTCGATGGCGGGAAGAAAGCCAAAGCCTACAGCTGTGAAGAAGCTGGAAGGTAATCCAGGTAAGAGAAAATTGAATACGAAAGAGCCAGTTCCAGCAAAAGGAATGCCTGCTTGTTCTGATTGGTTAATGCCAGAAGCGAAGAAGGAATGGGAACGCTTGGCGAAGTTGATGAATCAGATGGGTGTTCTTACTGAAGTTGATATGGCGGCGTTTGCTGCATATTGTCAGTCATATGCAAGATGGAAGGAGGCTCAGGAGCATATTACTTCTGTTGGCTCGACATTTGAAACTGATAAAGGATATCAGCAGCAGACACCTTGGGTTGGAATTGCAAATACGAATCAGAAGTTGATGCTGCAGGCGTCATCAGAGTTTGGGCTTACGCCATCTTCGCGGAGCAGGATTGTTGCCGGTAATGGTAAAGCGAAAGAAACAGAGGATGATATGAAAAAGGCGGTAAAGAAGGCAGGGACACAGGCAAGGAAGGATATCCAGGAGAATGCCCCTGTGAAGACCGGTGCCTATGCAAAAAGCTGGGCGGCGAAGACCACGAAGGAAACTGCCAATGCGATGGAGATCGTGGTGTATTCCAGAAACAGGTACCAGCTGGCCCATCTGCTGGAGTTCGGCCATGCGCTGAGAAAAGGCGGCAGGACAAGGGCGTTTCCCCATATTGCGCCTGCAGAGGAAAGGGCTGCGCAGACTCTGGAACGGGAAGTGGAGAAGGCACTGAGGTGATGGCGGGAGGTGAAAGCACATGACACTGGAAGAACTGGCAGGGATGCTGGAAGAGATTGGTTTTCCTTTTGCCTATGATCATTTTGCAGAAGGTGAAAGCCCGGATACGCCGTTTATCTGTTATCTGCTTCCCGGCAGTGATAATTTTTCGGCAGACGGACGGGTATATTTCCGGATCAGTGAAGTAAGGATAGAGCTTTACACGGACAGGAAGGATCCCGGGGCAGAAGCCCTGATGGAAACAGTTCTGGATGATGCCGGGATTTTTTATAATAAGTCGGAGGTCTGGATCCAGAGCGAAAAGCTGTATGAGGTGCTGTACAGTATGGAACTGTAATGAATTGTTAAATGATGGAGGGATATTATGTCTGATAAGAATAACAAGGTGAAGTATAATCTGAAAAATGCGCATTACGCTTTACTGACGGTTGGAGAGGACGGGGCGGTGTCCTATGCAGCGCAGGTGCCGCTTCCGGGCGCTGTATCACTGTCCCTGGATGCCAACGGGGAACCGGAGAATTTTTATGCGGATGGCATTGCGTACTATGTAATCAACAACAATATGGGCTATGACGGGGATCTGGAGCTTGCACTGATTCCGGAGAGTTTCCGAACGGATGTGCTGAGAGAAAAACTGGATGCCAAGGGCGTTCTGATTGAAAACTCGGATGCAGAACTGGCACTGTTTGCCCTGCTTTTTGAGTTTGACGGGGATGTGCGCCATATCCGCCATGTAATGTATAACTGTTCGGCTTCCCGTCCGAAGATTGAAGGCAAGACCAATGAGGAGAAGAAGGAAGTGCAGACGGAAACACTGACCATTAAAGCCACGCCACTGTCGGATGGAAAGGTGAAGGCAAAGACAGGGAATACTACGGATGCAACTGTTTATGCAGACTGGTATAAGTCGGTGTATCTGCCAGCCGCGGATCCGGTTTCTTTGCAGGCATCTGATAGTGGAAAGTCTGTTGTGGATGCTTCAGGAAATGGAAAAGCACTGAGCTGAGGGGGATTCGGATATGAGCATGATGAAGAAGATTGAGATTGACGGGAAGGCGGTTGTTTTTAAGGCTTCTGCCGCCATTCTGCGTATTTACAGGATTAAGTTCCAGAGGGATATCTACAAGGATTTATCTGTTCTGGAAAAGAGTATCGGGGACGGGGATCCGGAAAAGTCCTCACTGGATATGTTTTCACTTGAGATGTTTGAGAACATTGCGTATGTGATGGCGAAACATGCGGATCCGTCTATCCCGGATAATCCGGAGGACTGGCTGGATGAGTTCAATACGTTCAGTATTTATCAGGTTCTGCCGAAGCTGATCGAGCTGTGGGGAATGAACATCAGGACGGATGTGGAGGCTAAAAAAAACTTCATGCAACAGACCGCGAAATGACAACTCCCCTGTTTCTTCTCCGGTGTGTGCAGCTGGGGATTTCCATCCAGGATCTGGATCCTGGATCTGCTGACTATCGGGACGGTGAATGATATGTTTGTGGAGAGCAGGAATGATGAGTACAAAGGATGGAGAAAGGTTGCCACACAGGAGGATTTTGACAGGTTCTGATTGGTGAAACATGATGACAGGATAAGCGAAAAAAGGTATAATGATTTCATGAAATCAGAAACTGGAGGTAACATACATGAAAATCGTAATTATTAACGGAAGTGCCAGAAGGGGAAACACGCTGACGGCGATTGACGCATTTATAAAAGGGGCGTCAGAAAAGAATGAGATTGAAATCATCCAACCAGACAGACTTCATATAGCACCTTGTAAGGGATGTGGGGCCTGTCAATGTTATAAAGGATGTATTGATCAGGATGATACAAATCCCACGATTGATAAAATTACTGCTGCAGATGTGATTCTTTTTGCTACTCCGGTATATTGGTGGGGAATGTCTGCGCAGTTGAAACTTATCATTGATAAGTGCTACTGCCGTGGTTTGCAGCTGAAAAATAAAAAAGTTGGAACAATCGTTGTGGGAGGATCCCCGGTGGACAGTATTCAGTATGAGTTAATTGACAAACAGTTCGACTGCATGGCGAAATATCTTTCATGGGATATGATTTTCCAAAAATCATATTATGCAACAGCCAGTGATGAACTTGCAAAAAACAAGGATTCTATAAAAGAACTTGAAAATATTGGAAAAAACTTATAAAGCATATTTAAAGTTCCAGGTTTCAGGAAAGAAAAAAATAAAAATAATGATGAAAGCATTTGTCAGGATGGCAGGTGCTTTTTTTGTGCCTTTTTTATGGGATTTAGGGGGTGAGCCGTTTGGCAGGGAACAGAATTAAGGGGATCACTGTCGAGATTGGCGGCGATACCACGAAATTGCAGACTGCCCTGAAAGGGGTCAATACGGAGATCAGGAATACGCAGAGCTAGCTGAAAGATGTGGAGAAGCTTCTGAAGCTGGATCCGGGGAATACGGAGCTGATCGCGCAGAAGCACAGGCTGCTGGCACAGGCGGTTTCTGAAACAAGGGAGAAGCTGGAGACTTTAAAGACTGCGCAGCAGCAGGCGGATGAGGCACTGCGGAACGGGACGATTTCCCAGGATCAGTATGATGCCCTGCAGAGGGAGATCATTGAAACGGAACAGAGACTGCGGAGTCTGGAAGAGCAGGCGAACCAGTCTGCGACTGCCCTGCAGAAGATCGGGGCAACCGGTGAGAAGCTGCAGACGGTTGGAAACAAGATTTCTTCCGTGGGACAGAAGCTGCTTCCGGTGACGGGAGTGGTGACAGGGCTTGGAACGGCGGCTGTGAAAACTGCCGCTGATTTTGACTCTGCGATGAGCAGGGTGGCGGCTGTGTCCGGGGCAACGGGATCTGATTTTGACAGTCTCCGGGATAAGGCCAGGGAGATGGGGGCCAAGACAGAGGATATGCTGTCCGGTATTGAAGGCGTTATGTATCTGGCTGCAGCATCCGGGGAAGACCTGGCAACGACTTCTGATATTGTGACGGATGCGCTGACGGCTTTTGGGCTGACTGCAGCGGATTCGGGACATTTTGCGGATGTGTTGGCGGCTGCTTCCAGTAATGCCAATACCAATGTGTCCATGATGGGCGAGACGTTCAAGTATTGTGCGCCGGTTGCGGGGGCGCTGGGATTTTCGGTTGAGGATACGGCAGAAGCAATCGGTCTGATGGGCAATGCCGGTATCAAGGCTTCCCAGGCCGGTACTTCCATGCGTTCCATCATGACGAACCTGACCGGGGATGTGAAGCTGTCAGGGTATGCGAAGAAGGATAAGATCAGTGTGCAGTATTTTGATGTGGAGACAGCGGAACTGAAACTGGCAGAGATGTATGTGACGGGGTATAAGGCGAAGCTGAAAAAGGATACCAGTTATAAGGGATTGTGGACGGTTAGTTTTACGTTGAAGGAGATGTAGGGAGATGGTATAATGGGAGCATCAAATCGGAATTTATAAAGGAGAATATTGATGAAACTATTTTTATGTTCGCATTTTTCAAGTGTAGGAAGTCTGATAA